TTGAAGTGTTCAACTACATTGCCGCGCATGGTGGGCCCGTGGTTGTGTTTTATGACTACACGAAAATTAGACGCAACTGGGCCGAATGCAAGCGGCTGGGATATCACCTTACGTTCAGTTTCGATGGCTGGGACAATGCGGCAAATCTTAAGCTATGCCGTCAGGCATTGCGCCATGGCGTGAACGTTGCGGCCGCATTTGACATCAAACGTCGCGACGTGCTCCCGTTGTACGTATCCGCGTCTAGGTTCGATTCAGCATGGTTTGGCAGAGTTCTGAATGTCGTTGACGGTGATTCGTCAGACTATCGCCCTGCTGATGGTTACACTGGCAGCATCATCGGCCTACGCTTTAAGCTCCCCCACGGCATTAACTACATGCCAGAGGATCGTGCAGCATTCTGCCTCGACTGACAGGCTCACAAGGGCCCATAAGGGCCCCTCCAGCCAATCCCGCACCAGGGCCCATCAGGGCCCTTTTTAGTGCTTGCAGGGCCCATAGGATGAGTGCTAGAGGCTGGCGTGATCTGCTGCAGGGATTGGGGATCCTGGAGGATGAGGGAATATCGACCAATTCTCAGCGTGAGTCTCAAGTGATTCTCAATAAGACTGCTTATTGAGAACGCTCATCAATGCGCTAAACTGTATCAACGGCTACAGACTGTGGCGGGAAAGCGTGAGAGGATGGGGAGCGGTAACGCGGGGGGGCAGTGTGTGGGGGCGGCGGTATCCCCTTCAAAAAGTGACGCCATTTTTCATCCCCTTTTTTCGTCCTAGTATTTATACCTAGCCAAAAAGCCCCGAAGGGCTTTGTTGCTGCTTAGAAGACGGTGTGAGAACAGAGCTATGTCTGTAATTCGCTATGAGTCTAAGCAGGGATGGTAGCTGGAAGATGGGTTAAGAACGGAGCGTAGTCCGTCATACAGCGTGAGATCAGCGTAGTAATTAAGCCTGGAAGAAGAGTTAAGAACGGAGCGTAGTCCGTAATACTGCGTGAGACCAGGGCAAGAGAAGGCAATGCTGAAAGAACCCCTAAGACCAAGGCAAAGCTTGGAAGAGTGTTTGAGATCAGCGTTTGCCCTCTCATTATAAAGCCCATTCAGACCAGCAAACTCTTCATAGCACTGAGCATAGTGCGTTGTGCTTGCATGTAGGTTTTACGATGCGCTCGGAAGTCTTCTGTTTGGGCGGGCGAAAAATCGTAATGGCTAAGCAGCTTGCCAGAAGAACTAGCTTTGCGCGTGTCCATTTTGCTCACTGCATAGTTCTTGTAGCCATGCCACATGATATTGGAGCGGGCGATGCCGCCACGATGATGGTAGGGAGTGGTGGCGATTTGCGTGCGCATAAGCCAGCCAATACCTGGGGAGCGTCCCGTATCGGGACGCAGGCGCAGCTCTCCAGTTTCGTTCAAGAGCAACGATGCCAGAGTGTAGAGTTTGGACAGTTTGGGGCCTTGTTGGGAATCTAGGGCATAGAAGGAACCATCTTTTTTGCGATGGAGGAGGCCGAAGATTTCTTTTGCATCGTCAGGGACAATGCTTGCGAGGCGGTCCAAATTGTCAAAAATGAAGGAAGTAATTTGATCTCCTTCAGTTTTATATTTGAAGCGGCGAGCCACGTTAAGGATCATATTGGTATCGTCCTTAAACGCCCAACCAGCTTCACGCCAACGCTCGGGCTCAAACGAACGAGGGGGGAGCTTCAAGCTTTGAAGCACTGAAGGGCTCTGCAGGAGATAGGCATGAATTGCTTGTGCATCCACTGCATCGTTTTTCTCGTCGAAGCCTGCAAGGGCGCGAGCTTTGGGAGTTTGACTATGCGGGAACAAGCGGAGCGTGATGCCCAAGTTTGATGCTTGACGATAGAAGGCGAGGAGTTCGCTGGCTGTATAAACTTGTGCCAAGCTTTTTTTTGTACGAGCACGCCCCAAATGGGCGTCCTCTACCACGAGAGTTTCACCAGGAGAGCACCATGATGCAAGATCGTAGAAGCTTTCACGGGAGAGCGTAAATACTTCGGCACCATTGAAAACGGTCCAATCGTTGTGACCGCCAAAATCGCCAGTGAGCATTGCTGGAAAAAGAAAGAACAGCAGGGATGATCCAGAAGAAGACCTGAAATCAAGGCAAGCTTGAAAGATTCTGTGAGACTGAACATCCTGCTCGTGCAGCATAGCCACGACATTGTCTCTCAAACTCCCAGTGTTGGCACGCTGAAAGCAAGCCGCAGGCGCAGCTTGAAGCGTTTCAGACGATTAGCTTCACCAATGGAGACGCCCCAAGGCGTCGTAATGACGAACTAGAGGCTTGACGAAGACAATTTGCGCATTCTCCTTCGCATTGTTCTTTCAATGCCAGAAAGCGGCCCTTTAAGGGGCCGCTGGTCATGAGATGAAGATTGAAAACGCCTGTTTTTAGCCTTTCCCGCAGCTACGCATAGTTTCAGCGACTCATCACATGAGACTGAGTCAGCTCTTGATTTTTGGCGCGGGCCTTTTATTTTCGCCGCTAGCAGGAATGCTCCGCCCTTTGGGGGCTCCGCAAGCTTAGCTTTTCGCGGCTAGTTTAGCCTTTGTCAGTAGACGCTCCGTCCCTTTGGGGACTACGCTCGCTTGAAGCGCTGGCTTAAGGAGCGTCGTCTAGCCAGGAAGCTGCATGAGCCCATATGAGGCAGCAGCTTCGCTTACGTCTATCGTATCTAACGCTGTTGGGAGCTGTTTTGTCCCTGTTGTCCCGATCCTGTTATGATGAGGGTTCTCAGCGGAGCAAGCATGGTCCAGCCCAAGCAAAAGAGGCGCAAAACAGACGGCTGGGTGTATTTCGTTCAATGGGCAAGCATGCCCTACCACGTCAAGATTGGCTTCTCCGCGTCGCCAGGGGAGCGTTTTGCATCGTTCCTCACGTCGTCGCCGGACACCCTAATCGTCGTCAAGGTTTTTGAGGCCAATCGGGACGATGAGCGAGATTTGCACGAACGCTTTGAGAATTCTCGTCATGCAGGCGAATGGTTTCACCTTTCCATGGCAGTCAAAAAATATCTTGAGAACGAAGCGCCTTGTCAAACGTTGGAGGCGAAGATTAAATTTGGCAACAGGAATGAAAGCCGCATTCAATGGACGCCAATGCGACCAGGGCTGGCTCAGTCCCTTGAAGCGTTGCATCAAGAAAAGCGCTTGCCTCGTTATGTGAAGAATGCCAGAACGTTTGTACTATGGGCTATTGGAGATATTGAAGCTTGCGATTATTTTGTCACGTCTAATGCAATCATTCATCACGAGGCAAATCGCGATGCTTATCAGGCAAAAACCATTTACAACCAGCTCATTGCATTGGAAGAAGAGGAGCTGATTGCGAAGAAGCCTGGTAAAACTTTTACTTTGCTTCCAAAAGGAGAAAGTGAGCTTATCAGCGCGGAGAAAGAAAACACGCAAAAACGCAAGAGCGTAAGAAGCTTGAGAATTGGCTAAAGGCGAAGATTGTATTAAATGCTGCTTCTTATTTCATGGAAAAGAACTAGCGTTAAGTGATCTTCGCTAATTAACCATGTGGGGGCTTCCTGATCGTCAACCATTTAACATTGGCCCTTGTAAGCTTTGGCCTTGCTTTAGCAAGCCTGAGTTTCAATGGTTTGCTGCCATCCATGGCAAGCCTTATTACTTTCGCACGCTGAACGAAGCCAAGCTGTTCGTGCGGGATCTCCTGGCCGTGGGCGACGAGGAAGGCTTGTGTGATTAACTAAATCTTCATCTTCGACAGGGCTCTCCTGCGCTAGCCTGCTCCTGCTGATCGCGCCCCGCTCGAGCGGGGCTTTGTCGTCTTATGAAGCTGAAGGAAAAGGCAAAATGTGAGCCGATTGCTCGCACTGGTAGGGTGCAAGATTGGCTGGATAGCCCCGATGGTCGCTTGCCAGTGAGCTGCACTGTCTTCAACGTAGAAGATTCAATGGAGGGCCCAGATGGCATTGAAGCATCTTGGCGATTTGTTAGTCATGGCTTGCGCAATGGTGCGGGGGTTGCTGTTCATTTGTCTTCTCTGCGCGAAAGGGGCGCTGAGAATGGCAAAGGCCTCGTGGCAAGCGGACCAGTAAGCTTTGGCAAGATTTATTCCACTCTTAATGAAATCTTGCGTAGGGGCGGTTTATATAAAAATGGCGCCGTAGTGCTGCATCTTGACTATACGCATCCCGATGTTATTGGAAAAGTTGTCAATGGTCTGTACGAGCCAGGGTTTATTGACGCTCCTCGTGTTGAATTGCCATGGGCAAAGCGCTGCCTGAATGTAGACGAAAATTTCCTGAAAAATTCCTCTCCCGAAGTAATTGATGCTTTGCTCAAGGGAATTAGCTCTGGCGATATTTGGCTAAACAAGATTCGCTATGACGACAATGGCAACCGTATTTATGCCAATGTTTGCCTGGAAGTGTATTTGCCCCGCCGTGGCACTTGTCTGCTTCAGCACATCAATTTGGGTGCATGCACTATTGACAACATTGAAGGAGCATTCATCGAAGGGATGACGCAGCTTTGTGAGCTGCATGCTGGCACTGGCGTGGGCGACACTGGCGAATATCTGCCTCCTTCCATTGATAAGCAGATTGGTTTGGGCTTGCTTGGCTTGGCCAATTTCCTGGCCATCCAAGAAATCAGCTATAAGAACTTCGGCGATGCGCTTGAGGCCTATCTTGACGAAGATCCCCATCCTTGGGCCCACCATTGGAAAGATACCGTGGTCGGAAAAGCCGTCCACGCTTTGAACAAGGGCATTGCAAGCGCTGCTGACATTGCTCATGAGCATGGAATGGAACGTGCTTTCTGCATTGCTCCCACTGCATCGTGTTCCTATCGTTATCTAGATGCTCGTGGCTTCACTACAACGCCAGAAATTGCTCCTCCTATTGCTCGTACTATTGATCGTGATAGTGGCACTTTTGGCGTAGAGAGCTTTGACTATGGCGAAGTGGAAACTGCTTCTGAAGTGGGCTGGGAAGCTTTCATGAAAGTTGCCAATGGCATTGTTGCGTTGTATCAACGCAGCGGCCTGTTCCATGGCTATTCGTTTAATTCATGGTCAGACATTGTGAATTATGACGAAGCGTTCCTGAAAGATTGGCTAGACTCTCCACAGACGAGCCTCTATTACAGCTTGCAAGTCTTGCCTGATACTCAGCGCAAGGACGATGCATATGCTGCGTTGGACGACGATTTTAAGAGCATGTTTGGTCTCAATGAAGAGGCCGAGCAGGATTCTGCGTCTTGTTCCGTAGAGGCTGGATTCTGTGCTGCTTGCTCAGAGTGATAAAAAAGAAGGGGCCTAATGGCCCCTTTCCTCCTCACCATTGAATGATACTACGACCATGACCGTCAAGAGCCCCTATCTGTCCATGATTGCTAAGAAGCGTCCTTGGCAGGCCGTGCCTGTTAGCAAGGGAAAAACTCAAGAGGGTGCTGAAGCGACGCTTTATAAGGCGCTGGCTCTGCGTCATCTGGAAATTCCCGTGAAGGAGCTGCTAGAACAGGGCATGCACCGTGAACTTCCTTCTACACCTGGCATCATTGAGACGCTGCGCTCCAATCAGGACGATGAAGATCGTCATTTGGAGGCCCTTGAGTATGTGGCTGCTGCTCATGGCACCGATGTCAAGGCGGAGAAGGAGGTTATGAGCATCTTGAAGGCATGGAATGATCATCCTGCTCATCCCATCCTTAAAGCAGGAATTATGGAGCGGTCTATTTTCTTTGTGGCTCTTCCATTTTTTCGCCAAACTGGAGACGTGGGTATGCGTACTGTTTCCGCCGATATTAGTCGTGATGAGCGGGTTCATACTGCAGTGAATGCGATGGTGAGCAAGGAGCTAGGCGAAAAGGAAAGCCAGAGTCTTGAAAAGCTTTGTGGTGCCACTGCCGCATGGCTATTTGATGATCTTGGCGCATCCCCGAATCAGTGGTTGAATAAGGATTTTTGGCTGCGCCAATCAAAGTCGCTGTTCTGGACTGGCAAGGCTCCTGAAATGGCGGTCACTCGCAGTGGAAGGCAAATTGCGTTCTTCGAAAGCTCAAACGTGGATTTGCCGTCCTACGGACGCTGAAAACGCCTGCAAATACGGAGGTGAGGCGCTAGCATATTTGCTGGCGCTTATTTTTCGAATGAAAACCTGTGCATGCTGCAAGACTGAAAAGAGTTCCTCGGAGTTTTACCGGGAGCCGCGAGTAATCGATGGATTGACGGCGAGGTGCAAGCAATGCACGAAAGAGAATGCTGGCAACAGCTATGGAAGGCGGAAGAAAGATGTTCTTGAGCGCAGGAAGAATCAATACGACGCCCAAAAAGAAAAGGATAGAACGCTAAGAGCAAAATACGGAATTACACTTAAAGATTGGCAACGCATGTTCCGAGAGCAAGGAGAGTGCTGCGCAATTTGCAAGTCCAAATCCCCAAACCACGGGAGTGGTCAGTTTGTGGTAGATCACGACCACGAATTTGGCAACATACGAGGAATATTGTGCGGCAAATGCAATGTGATGTTAGGGCAGGCAAATGATGATCATGGCATCCTGTTTGACGCCGCCATGTATCTTATTAAAACTTTTGCACCAGAATCCATAGAAGAAAGGAAGACCAGGTTAAGGGCAGCGCTTGATGCTACAATCGACTAGTTCCCGCTCTGCGTTAGTATCGGGCAGACAGAGCCTAAGCCTCTGAAGCGATTAGCTCTTGTTAATCGCTTCACGCTTGGGCCATCACCGTGGAGTAGAGCAGTTGGTAGCTCGCCAGGTTCATACCCTGGAGGTCGCAGGTTCAAGTCCTGTCTCCGCCATTTTGATGCTATAGTTTCGAGACAGTGCAAGCTTGGCATGTGCCAAGGCCGTACTGTTCTTTTCCTCCATTGCTCTGTCAGTGGAGAGCAGCGCATGGACTGGAAATTTCTGGTCGCCGCGTTTGCGAACAATCCCCCTCAGGCTTAGCTCTCAGACGGGAACCATTTTGTTGGCGCCAATAAATTGGTTTCTAGAGATGATGCCCAAACAGAGGGGGCCCTGGTTCTGAAGTGTTGGCACACGCTAGGTACATAGCCTAGAATCCCAAGGTTCGATTCCTGGCAGCGCCCTTCCCATGGCTCGCTATCGCATTGTTCAAAAGGCCTCCTATTCGCGTCCAGGTGAGGCTGCTTTTGAAGTGGAGAAAAAAGTGTGGTTTTGGTGGGAACATGCAGGGTTGTGCATGTCTTTAGGTGAAGCCGAACAACGCATTCTTCAATTAAGAATGGCAGACATCCATCCAATTAAGACCATGGTTGTCAAAGAATATAAGCAATGAGCGCATTTGTTATCGCAGACACTCATTTTGGCCATGCCAAAAGCTTGTCTTTTATTCGGCCAGATGGCGAAGCATTGCGTCCATTTTCTTCATGCGAAGAAATGGACGAAACAATGGTGGAGCGGTGGAACGCAAAAGTAAGCAAAGGCGATACCATTTATCACCTGGGAGATGTTGTCATTCCTCGCGCAAGCCTGAAGATTCTTGATCGCCTTAACGGACGTAAGATTCTCATTCGCGGCAATCATGATATTGGACCGTTGAAAGACTTCTCAAAGTATTTTGAAGACGTGAGGGGAGCATTCTTTCACAATGGCGATTCCACTATGCGCGGAGGACTAATATTCACGCATATTCCAGTGCATCCAGCATGTCTTTCTGGGCATTATCTAGGGAATGTTCATGGTCATCTTCATTGTCATCAAATTATCACTGATGGACAAGTAGATAGAAGGTATTTCAATGCATGCGTGGAAAGAAACAATTTTTCTCCTGTAGCATTAGAAGACGTGAAAGCCTATTTCAAGGGCCATGACGGAGCGTCGCACTTTTAACACTCCCCTGCGTGAGCCCCTCAATCCAATTATTTACCAATCGTTAAAGGCCATTGATTGGCATAATGCCCAATATTTCTTAACCATGGACCAATGGCATCTAGAAAAAGCTGCCATCATTAGACAGTACGTTAGAGAGCTAAAGGCTTGGATTTATGAGCAGGAAGAGACTATGGAGAGTGTGGGCGAAGGCCCTAGGAGCCAAGGAAAGTAGCTGCCACAGAGAAGCAGACATGGTGGCGCTTATGCGCACTTTCATCTTCGCATCGTACTTGGCCACGAATGCTTTTATTATTGCTGGCGTGATACGCCATTGGAATGACAATATACCCTCAGCGGGAGTTGAACCCGCACTCGAGCGATTTTAATCATGCGTTTTCATTGAAATCAGCTAAGGCGCTTTTGCGCCTGCGCCATGTGGGTGTCTGCGCATGGCAGTTTGGGCACAAGAGGCGAAGATTTTCCCTACTGTTCTCGTTTCGGTTTCCATTGATGTGATCAAGTTCTAGCACGATTGGCTGCTCCATCCAAAATCTCAAAGAACAGCATTCACATTGGTGTCCTCGTTCCTGAATTAATCGCCGCTTGATTGACCGAGGCATAGTCAACTCATCAAGGCTTTTGAAGTGCCAACCTTTTGGCATCCATGCTCGCCCTGTAAAGTGAGAAATATCTACGCCAAGTTCGGTAATTTTCTTTTTTACAGTTCCATAATTTCCTCCCACTGGAGCTAGCTCTAGCTTGCGTAAAACTTCCGCGATACTTTTGCTAGATAACACCGCCGTTCTAATGTCATCCTCACTGTAATTGCGATACTTTGTCACTGGAATACTGCTTTGCACTTCCAATGCTAATACCCTTGGTCAGATTTGAACTGACGCTTCTTCGGGCTTAAACCGAATGCCTCTGCCAGTTGGGCTACAAGGGCGTAAAGGGAGGGTGCTGAGACGGGGCTTCAATCCGTCTTGTTACAGCTTTTCAAGATGGGTAGGCCCATCTCCCTCTTCTCCTGGAAGACAATGGTGCCTGATCACCATTGTCCTATTTGAACTAACGCTGGCCAGCGTGCTTCGCGAAAGCTCCAGAAGCATAGCACGTTTTGAAACGCTCACCTAGCTTCACCCAGTCTCACACGTCATATTCCTTGCAGCATTGATCACCAGGGTATTCGCGGCAGTAATCGTCAAGAGTGGCCTTCTCGTGCTCTTCCTCATCCTCTGCTTGCTTGAGGGCCTTGGCATGGGCCTGGAGCTTGGGAAACAGCGTGGGGATGTATAGATGTTCGGCTGCGAGGAGCTGAAGGCATGTTTGCTTACTGATGGAAGCATTACCAAGAAGTGCAATGAGAAACTGAGTCTCTTGCATAGTTAAATTGCAGTTCATCGCGTTATGGCAGAACTATTGTTTGAAAAATATACTAGGGGAATGATTTACGAAATCAGGCTTTCAATCCAGCCGATGTCGTCGTCTTTACTTGCAGCAAGAATGGCGCCTGCCATTGCAAATGCTAAGTCGTCAATACCAGAAGCTTTACCGCCAGTTACTGTCCATTGTCCACTCGGTCTGTAGATCACAGTGAGGTTCTTAAGCTGCATGATTGCTTTTTCATGACGATAGACGTTGATTTGTCCTGCATTGAACAATTCCCGCATTTTGCTGAATGCTTTCATCTTGGAACTGACTGTCCAGGTGAGTTCAGTGATGGGCAGGTCAGCAGACAAGCTTTGAATGGTGCCAGCACTGTTGAACTGGTCCATCACGATGGTGTCAAAGACGTATAGACGATGCTGTTCCTTAATCCAATCTTCCACTGCATTGATATTCACTTCCATCCTTCCATTGATTTCAAAATCAGCCATGAAGGAATGAAACTTATCGACGACTAACGTGCCGTTTTCATAGTGAACAATACAAGCAGTGTAATCGTCACGGCCAACGCCACCACGGGCGGGGTCAAGGGCAAGAACATATGCTCCTTGGAATTCAGGACGTGGGGGGAGTGCTGCTCTACGATCATCAATACAGGCATCAACAACATCGCTTGCAACAAGGGCTGAAAGATTACTCGCGAATTGAGCCCCATATTCCACCTTAAACTTTTCGGGGTCGCGCTGTCTTTCTGTGTCGAGAAACTCTTGCGAAATGCTTGGGTTCATCTCCCATGTTGGGAGATTCACTGCTTGCATAAAAGGAAACCTGCCGGAGCTTGCCTCTTTGAAATGCTGGTAGAAGATGCCGTCAGTCAGCCAGGGGGAGGACAGTTCAAGAATGCGCCCCTTGCCTCCAAACTGTGCAATGGCAGGCGATAGAGCGTCATAGATGCCACGACCACCACTGTTTGCATCGCCCTCGTTAGCAAAGGCAAGCTCGTCAAATACTGCGCCAGCGCAAGCGAGACCACGAGCAGCTCGTCCAGACGTGGGGATGGCCTTGAACACGCAATTATTGCTCAGTTCAATGATGTCGGCGGTTTCACGGACAATTTCCTGAGCAAAGGGGCTGTCCAGGATGAGCTGACGAATGTTGTTGAGAGCAATGCGAGCCTGATCTTGACTGTTTGCCACTGTCACGATGTACCACTTTTCCCCCTTCCTTACTCGCTTACGGTATTCGTCTTCTAGGACGAAGCACATGTAGACACAGGCTACTGCTGCCATGACGGTCTTGCCTGATCGCCGTCCCAAGGCCCACACTGCATGGCTTTTATCTGGCTGAAAGTAGTCGTCAAGGATGCGAGCTTGCCTGGGATAGAGGTCGAGCTTAAGGGCGTGACGAGAAAAGTCAGAACATTTCAGCATTGCGCAGTTCTAGAAGTGGGAGTAATACAGACTGCGGCACAAAGTACGCAGCTCTTCCGCCTGCAGGATCTTTTTTCCATTGCGCCTGCATTGCATCTTCGCTCTTTATCCAACCATGGATGAGAGTGATCTTGTGCTGTATCGTAACCAACACTAAAGCTTTTCCAGGCTTCTCGTCTAGTTGGCAGATGAGATCGTAATCATGACGAGAGCGTGTCTTCACGTCTATGTTTGGAGGGAGATCAACAGAACCACGCTTCGCTTCTGCTTCTTGGTAGAGAAAATCCCGCAAGTGAAGATAGTCTGCCACTGCCAGTTCACCAGCAGCGCCAAGCTTATGAATGAAAAGAGCTTTTGCCCCCTGCTCCGGCCCACCATTGCGTCCTTTTAGGCCTTTTTTCTCATTGAAAGACTGCCGACGCTCCGCTTCCTGTCGTACCAAGGCTTTGTCTTGTTCACTGAAAGCAAAAACAAGAGGAGAGCGGGCCATCTTGTGCATGAGCAACATGCCAATGTAGCCAGTCTCTAGAATAAAAGCAAGACAATATGGCCATAAAGGAATCTTATGGAAGGCGATGCAGTTGATCTTGGTCATGCCGGGAGTGGTGGCGTTCGCGCCGATGGGCTCCAGAACGTTCTGATTGGCATGGGAACTGGCCGTGATAAGAGCCAGTACACCAAAACTACGGCCACTGTGTTCCTACCTCAAGAAGAGCTGGAAAATCTTTATGGTGAATGGCTTCCTCGTCGCATCGTTGATATTTATGCTGACCAAGCCACTCGGAAGGGGTTCAAGGTTTTATTTGGTGGCGAAGGTGTCAGGGCAGAAGAAGTGCAAGGCATTGAGCAGGTTATTGAAGATCTCTTCATTCTCGAAAACCTTAATCTTGCTGCCAAAAACTCTCGGCTTTACGGAGGGGCTTGTTTGCTTCTGTTTATTGACGATGGGCGCCCTGCCTACATGCCAGTGGATAAACGCAACATCCGCCGCATTGAAGACATTGAATGCTTAGACCGCTGGCAAATTGCGCCAGTCATCAATGAAGAAAATCTATACGATTATTCCAAGGCAACTTACTATCAAATCATCTCTGGCGATTTAATTAGTCAGCCACAATTGTCCTACATTCATAAAGATAGGATTCTGCGTTTTGATGGGGACTGGCTTCCCTATCGCGTGAGGCAGCGTAATTATGGCTGGGGCATGAGCAGCTTACAGACTGTTTATGACAGCTTCAAGCATTATTGGACTGGCCTTAATTCTGCTGCCACTCTCCTCACTGAGTTTGATATTTTTGTTCACAAGGTGAGAGGCTTGGCGGCAATGCTTGCCGCTGGCAAAGAAAGTTCCATTCGTGATCGCTTGCAAGTGAATGATATGAGCAAGAGCATCTATCGCGGCTACGCGATTGATGCGGAAAAGGAAGAGCTTGAATTCATTAGTCGTAATTTTGGAGGCATTGGAGAAATCTTAGAAAAGCTGCGTGTGGATATTATTGGCGCCAGCAAGATTCCTCATACAGTGCTATTTGGTGAGAGCCCTGGTGGACTTGGATCCACTGGTCGCAGTGAAGAGCGTGACTTCGCCAAAACATTGGCCGATTACCAAAGTGTCCATTTCAAGCGTCCCGTCAAGCAATTGATGGAACTGATCATGCTCAGCAAAGAAGGCCCGACAAAGGGAGAGCTTCCTGAGTCTTGGCGCGTCTCATTCAACCCATTGTTCGAGCTAAACGAACGCGAGATGGCCGATGTAAGGGCTCGTGTGGCGGCTGTAGACGGTCGCTACATCCAACTGGGTGTGCTGAGTCCCAAGGAGGTGGCAGATGCTCGTTACGGCGGTTCTGAGTGGAGCATGGAGCTTACGCTCGACCCGTCCGTAGTGCGGGAACTTCCTCAAGCTGCAGGCAGCGGCAAGATGGCCGTGCCCCCTGGTGGTCGCGACCCCATGAACGAGGAGAATGGCACTCTCCCCATGGATGGGAGCCGAGAAGTGCAGGACGGGGCTGGTCTCTACCTACCTGGCGATCTTGAGCACAAGCGTGGCGAGGAGAAAGAGGATGCCAAATTTAAAGATGAAGAGCTACACAAGCAAGCCATCGCATCAGCAAAGGCTAAGTTCAAGGTGTGGCCGAGTGCAGTGGCTGGAGCCTATGTCACGCAAAAGTACAAGGCACTGTACAAACGCAAACATGGCTCAATGGAGGGAGCTTTTGGTGGGAAAAAAGAGCAAGCCGAATATTTCAAAAAAGACGCCCTCATTCCAATGAAAGTGGAAGGCCTCATCCTTTCGGAAGTGGACGAAGCATCCTTAATTAAACAAGAGGATATTGACGCCGCATTGAATCAATGGAAAGAGGAAGCTCCAGAGCGTTTTAAAGATATCCTGGAGGCAGAGGATGCAAAGCCTGAATGATCTTTCGCAATTCGCCATCTCCATTCAGTCTCGCCTGGATCAATCCTCATGGCGTTACGATCCCATTAGTGGCCGTTATCGCGGAAGTAACGGGCGGTTTCTCAGTCAGTCTGCCGTTGAGGCTTTGGTTGATGGTCGAATTGACAAGCTTGGCACTTTGCTACGTCGTCTTACAGGGATGCTTAGTGATGGCTCTATCACGCTGGATCAATGGCAACAAAGCGTAAGGGAAGCGCTTAAGCTTGCCCATGTACAGGCAGCAATCATTGGCAATGGTGGGAAGGACAATATGCTGGCTTCGGACTGGGGCCGCATTGGTCAGCGCCTTCGTGCGGAATATCGTTACTTGGAGAGTTTTGCTCGCGATCTTTTGGCTGGGAGCATTTCTGCTCCCATGGCTCTTGCTCGTATCGGCATGTATTCTCAAAGTGTGCGAGGTTCTTACTGGGAGGGAACCACAATTCGCCAAGAGAAACAAGGCTATAGCTTGATGCGCCGCATCTTGGACAGTCAAGCTAAGCATTGCCAAGACTGTCTTGCTTTTGCAGCTAGGGGAGCTGTGTCAGTGGGGAGTCTTCCTCTTCCTGGACAACGTTGTGCATGCATGAGCAATTGCAAATGCCGAGTGCAATATTTACGACAACAAGCGCCGACTATTCCAGTGTGATTTTGAGCCTTAGTATTGGACAAGCTTATTTTGTTCCATGGCCAAAATTCTTTACTGTGGCGATGCATTCGTAGAAACGGGGTTCGGCAGAGTGGCCGAATACTTGCTTCCTGCATTGGCAGAAGAGCATGAGGTGAGCGTTCTAGCCGTTAACCACCATGGCGATCCCCACCCAGAGACAAAGAAATACAACGTATATCCCGCCATGCTTTATGGCTCCGATCCGTTCGGCTCTCATCGCATTGCCAATATTGTCCAGGCCATCAAGCCCGATTTGATTTGGGTGACCAATGATATTTGGATTGCCTTGCAGCTTTGGGAACAAGTGAAGGGCCTGAAGGAGCAGCTTGGTTTCAAATGGTTTGTCTATACACCCATTGATTCCTATGGTCTGTTCCCTGAACTGGCTGCTCCGATGATGGAATGGGACGGCGTTGCCACTTATACGGAATTTGCCAAGAAAGAGCTTGAGTTGATGGGATATACCAAGCCCATCAACGTAATTGGGCATGGCACTGACTTCACCAAGTTCTTCCCGCTGGACAGGGATGAGTGTCGCCAGAAGCTTGGCGTGCCGAAGGATGCGTTTGTCGTCTTTAATGGCAACAGAAATCAGCCGCGTAAACGCATCGACTTGACAATCAAGGCGTTCATCAAGTTTGCGAAGGACAAAGACGACGCGCGACTCTGGCTCAATATGGGCAGCAAAGACTTGGGATGGGAACTTGTGCCTCTGTTCAAGCGAGTGGCTCGTGACGAAGGCTACGACCCCACAGGCAAGCTGATTCTGACCAGTCCCCATTTCTCTGTGGACAATTGTCTTCCCATCGAGCAGCTTAATCAAGTGTATAACGCTGCTGATATTGGCATCAACACTTGCATTGGCGAGGGATGGGGCCTGGTTAATTCAGAGCATGGTTCCACTGGCGTGATGCAAGTGGTGCCAGACCATACAAGCTTGGCTGAAATCTTCGACGAGGTGCCTCGCATTGTTTGCAATGCCAGCGAAACCGACAGGAACTATGGCCTGGAGCGCATGCTTCCCGATCCCGATAGCGCTGCAAGCATTCTTTCCTACTATTACGAGAATCGGGACCTCCTTAAGAAGGATGGCCAATGGTGTCAGAAACGCTTGCGTGAAGAGCCTTTCACTTGGCCCTACATCCAAAAGCAGCTTAAGGACGTAGTGAATGACACTCTCAATGCAAAACCTGTAGCCACTGAATTCAAGGGCTTTGGGACTCCCGCGAAAATCGCTTGATCGCCATGCATATCTCCCAAATCTTTCTGTCTACCAATCCTTCTGAAGAGCTTAGTCCGTTTCTGCAGTATGCCACTGGCACCATTGATGCTTGCTTTCCAGAGGCGGAGCATGTCATTTACAGCGACGCTTCATTGCGGGCGTTCATCGCTGAAAACTATGAAGAGGATGTGCTGTGGGCTTATGACTGTCTAAAGCCCTTCTCTTACAAGGCTGATCTTGGTCGATTTTGCTTGCTGAATAAGCTGGGTGGCTGGTACTTTGATATTGGAGTGAGAGCGTTCAATGCTGTGGACCTTGGAGACCGCATTGAATTCTTGGCATTCCGAGACATCCAACGCTTTAGCTATACCAGTTGGGCATGTGCCACAACCGTACTGTTTTCCAAGCCAGGCAACAAAGCTTTGCAACTCGCAATAAGCATGATTGTTGAGAATTGCAAGGAGCAATACTATGGCATCACGCCATTGTGCCCCACTGGCCCCACACTGCTCGGCAAGGCTCTTGCTACCAATGGCAGTGAAGCAAATTTCATCTACGGCGACTACCTGGAGCTAACGCCCACACACGGGCAAAAGAATCGTGCATTCGTTCTACCCGATGGCACGATCATGGCATGGAGCAAGCCCGCTGGTGGTGGCGACTTGACTGGCCTGGGTGCCAAGGGCGTCAATAATTACAACGAACTGTGGGCATCGAGATCCGTGTATGGAGCGTGATGATCTGCTGATTTACAGCGTGCGTATGGCTGACAAGCCAACGCGCTATCGCTCATCATTTGCAATCAAAGAAATAGTTGCTGGGGCCTCGGCCCTAAGCAACGAAGAAAGAGCAATGCTTTCAAAGCAACAATGCTTGTTCGATGACGACTGCTCCTCCAGCATCTCATCATTAAATCCATGGTGGGGAGAACTTACTGCAGTGCATTATTTGCTGCAGAAGAACGTGCGTCCACGCATTGGTAACGCTCAGTATCGTCGATTTTGGGGCGAACGAGAGCTGCTACATCTTCCGCCGTATGCCTTGGGCATGGCATGCCCCATTTACTTTGGATGCTCCTTGGGGGACCAGTTCAGAGGAGGACACGGCTTCGACGGGGAAGCAATGTCCATTCATTTAGCTCAGCGTGGCAAGCTGCCATTCTCCCCAGAAGAGCTGAGGACAGTGTGGGGACAGAATGTGTTTCAAGGAGGGCCAATGGCCATTGGCAATTTTGAGCATTACAAGATTCTGATGACCATCTTGTTCGATTGCCTATGGCCCATTTGGGATGAATATAAAGACTACATTCAAACGTTAAGTGGATATGACACACGAGCAATTGCTTTTCTTTCGGAGCGCTTGCTATCTGGCATCGTTTTATACAGGGGAAAATTCATGCCTAGAATTCCCCTGCACAACATTCCACTAGGCTTTATCGGGCCGTAGTTCATGGCACAAACGCTCTTGGATTTAGTTGATCAACCCTTGGTCAACAACCTCTGTGACACGGCCGAGGAGGCGCTAGCTGCCATTCGCTACCCGCTGAAAGCTGTATATCAAGACGATTTAACCATTCATCTTGATACGGAAGTACCGCCCGATAAGCTGTACGAACACTATCTCTACCAGAGTGGCGTAAGTGAGCCATATATTAAACATTGCAAAGAGATGTATCGCTCTTTGTACCATTTGAATCTTGAAACAGTCATTGATATTGGCGGCAATGACGGCACCTTGCTCAAGTCGTTTCGAGAAGAATCTAAAGAATCAGAATTCTGGTGTGGTGTTAAGCCTAAGCGGTTTATCAATGTAGACGCCAGCGAGAGTTTCCGCAGCATTAACGAGGAAGCTGGAATCGAATATTGCAAAGGTTTTTTCAATGAAGACATGGATCTGCCAAAGGCAAATCTGATTGTTTCTACCAACGTATTTCAACACACTAAAGATATCCATTCATTCCTTCGTGGCATTCAAAAGCATCTAGATGGCGTGTGGGTGCTGGAGTTTCCATATACGCTGACCACTCTTGCAACTCTGCAATTTGATCAGTTTTATCACGAACACTATTATTACTGGCTTGTCTCACCATTGGAGCAATTATTCCAGCAGTATGGACTGCGGATTATTTATATGCAGGAAAACAGCATGCATGGTGGAACCATGCGCATGTGGATGACAAACAAGGAATATGCGGGGGGCATGTCGGGCGTAGTTGATGCCTATAAAGAGAAAGAGGAGCGGATTGATTTTGCGGCATTTAATAAAGAGTGCCACGAAATTATTGGCGACAGCCGTGAGTTTATTGCATCGCTAGAAGGACGCACTGCATTCTTTGGAGCTGCTGCCAAGGGCGTGGTTTTCCTTAATGCGCTGCATTTGACAATTGACAATATGCCAAGCTCATATGTAATTGATGACACTCCAGGAAAGCAAGGCAAATACATCCCAGGGGCTGGCCTTGAAATTGTTAGCAGGGACGCATTGAAAACGAATCCCGTGGACAACATCATCATTCTTGCCCATAATTTTGCGCCTTACATTGCAAGTTCTTTACGCCAAGAATTTGCTGGCAAAATTTACACTTGCTTGCCTTCCATCAAGGAATACTAATCATGAAACTTTCCCAATTTAACGATGCTCCTCGCATTGATGCAATCCTGAACAAGTGCAATGTCAATGGCTTTGAAGCGCCAGGTGGCACTGACAAGCAAACCATCCATTCATATGGTCCTGTCTACGAACAGTTGCTCTGTCCGCTAGCCAATAGCAATTGCACCATTCTGGAAGTTGGCATTCAGCTTGGCGGCTCCATGCTGCTATGGCACGACTTGCTGCCAAATAGCTTTGTCATTGGAGTGGATATTGAAAAGGCTTATGACGCATCAATCCCTGAAAGGATGGAAGAGGATCGTTACAAATTCTTGATTGAGAATGCCTATTGCGTTGAGACCATTAGCAAAATCAAAGCAATTGCCAAAGGCGGTATTGATGTGATCATTGACGATGGCCCGCATACGCTGGAGAGTCAAGAGCAATTCCTGGAGCTGTATCTACCTCTGCTTAAAAAAGGAGGCGTGGCAATCATTGAAGACATTCAAGATCCATCGTGGATGCCCAGCTTGCTTAGCCGAGTGCCTTCTGGCATGAGAGCTGAAGAAGTGGATATTCGCTCGAAGAAGGGCAGGTATGATGACTTGATGCTTGTAGTGTTTAACGACTAATGACCAATAGGCTTCGCATTGTCTACCATCTATTTCAAGCCCCTGGATGGGAAAAGCTATTTGCGGAGCAGCTTGGACTGCTACAAGCAAGCGGACTGCTGGACTACGCTCATTTGTTCCTGTCCATCAACGGCAATAGTGCAGTTCCTCCGCTGAGGCATTGCACTATTGTTCATCGAGAGAATGGCTTCTCTGAGGAACCTTCGCTATTGCTGGCAAAGGAAATTGCAGAAGCTGAGCCATCGTCCAAGATCTTATACATGCACAGCAAGGGCATCTCTCACCCAACAGCCAATCAAGATGATTGGCGAATGATGATGCAGCATTATTTGATTATCAATTGGAGGCTGGCCATAGATTACTTGGGTGATCATGATCTGGCCACTGTTAATTGGCGCACTCATCCAGTGCCGCATCCATCTGGAAATTTCTGGTGGGCAAATGCTTCTTATTTGCGGCGCTTAGATAATGATTTTATTGTGGGGAAAGATCGCACAATGCAGGAATTTTGGCTTGGGTCATTGGCCCCTAAAGTGGCCAATCTTTATGAAACGGAAACCGATCATTACAATCATTCCTGTCCGCCGTCTAGTTATTGCAAATCTTATTTTCAATGCATTGACAAATCAGGCCATCAACTGAGCTATGCGTCAAGAGCCGAAGCAATTAAAGATGGAAAACTAAAGCCAGTATTTAATGTAGACTATTTCTAATTGTCACCCATGGTCCAATGAAAGCCCCCACCACCCAGAAAGGCAAGCAACGCAAGATTGCCAAAGTGATGCGTGAGTTCAAAGCTGGCACTCTCAAGGGCAGTGACAAAAAAGCAGTGACCAACCGCAAGCAAGCAATTGCCATTGCTCTCTCTGAAGCTGACATGTCAATGAAAGGCAAGAGCGATGCTTACATTGATGCTTACATTGATACCATGATGTGCATGGAAGAAGAGGGCATGGAAGAAGAAATGGATGGTAACTGTGAAAAAAAGCGCTGAGGGGCGATGCTGAAAGCTTCGCTCCTCCTGCCGCTGTAAGAGCTGCTGCACGTCGTGGGCTAGAGCTGCGTAAGAAGCACGGCAAAGGAGGCTTGACGACGCAGGAAGCTGGCAAGCAGGGCATTGGCAGCGGAGTAGCCAGGGCTGGTGATCTTGCTGGCGGCGGCAAGATCAGCTATGCCACCATCAAACGCATGTCTGCGTTTTTCTCTCGCCACGAGAAGAACAAAAGTGGAGGCGAGGATGATGCTGGATATATTTCCTGGATGCTATGGGGCGGAGATGCCGGGAGATCTTGGGCCAATCGCATCATTAAAATGATGGAAAGCCGTCAAAAAGGTCAATGAGCGAATACGTGCGCGTCATCGAGGAAGAAGAGGAAGGGATTGGCTTGATGCAAGCATTGGCCATCCTCTCTGCTAACGAGCATCGCAATACTTGCCAGTGGGAACTTGTTGAGAAGCAATGCTTCAAGAATGGACGGCTTGACGAAACCCACATCTATGTGATGAGTGTTTACGACAAGCCTGATCCCCATTTTGAGCCCACTAAGTTTCTCACGTTTGAAATTGAGGCCATCGCCAAGTCCTATATCATGGAAAATATTGAAGACCAGCTTCGCGATATTCGCGGGGATGACGAGGACGACGAGGATTGATCACTCTCTTTCGTATTGACAATAGAGGATTGATCACTCCCTTCTCGCATTGACAATAAAAGATGGGTAGCCCATCAGCCACAACACGCTGATGCCATAGAGCCCACTGAGAGTCCTCACCTGCACGCAGTCAGGAGCAAGCGTGGCCCTTTCCATCCGAGAATAGGAACTTTGACTGATATGCAAAGCTTCTGCCACATCCTTTTGAGAAAGCCCGCTGTTAAGGCGGGCTTCTTTAATGCGAGAAGCAATGAGAAGACGAGCCTGCTGGTGCGGCATTTTAAGCACGTCGGCAGTGCTCCTCGCTAGAAACATCATGAACCTAGTCTGTTTTGAATAGTTGTATTTATGATAAATGCCATTTATTGGTAAAGTAAATATATGAGCACCATTTCTTGCCGATACGATTTCTCTCCCATTGAGAAATATGAGGTGACGCCAGAAGGTTATCTTCGGGCGTGGGCCTCCATTGCTCGCACGGGAATTCAGCTCTATACAGACGCTGATGGTTCCGTGCGTCGTGAATACAGGCCCGAGACAGAAGTGGCGTCTCCCGATAGTCTTGCTTCCTTTGCGGGCAAGGCAATCACTTCTGAGCACCCTCCCGTCCTTCTTGATGCCGAAAATACTAAAGACTACCAAGTAGGATTTAGCGGCACTGAAGTGGTGTACGACAATGGTTTCGTCAAAGCCGTAATGACAATTACGGACCAAGACACCATCGAGCGTATCATGCGTGGCGATGCTCGTGAGGTAAGCGCTGGCTATAGGGTTAATTACGATCCTACGCCTGGCGTTACTGACAGCGGCGAAAATTACGATGGCATCCAAAAGGAAATCCTCGGAAATCACATTGCTGTTGTTCGTCGGGGCCGCGCTGGCCCGCAAGTGAAGCTTCATCTTGATCGCCAAGATGCCGCCGATCCATCCTTAATTACAAATGACGAGGATCCATCTATGACTGCTAAGGTCAACTTCGATGGCGCCGAGTTCGAGGTGAGCGAGAGCGTTGCTCTGGCGATTACCAAAGAACGGGAAGATGCCAAAATGTCCTACGAGGACATGAAGAAAAAGTACGATGGCATGATGTCCGAAGCTTCCAAAATGAAGGAAGAAATGGACGCCATGCAAAAAGAAATGAAGGGCAAGTGCGATTCCGCCGAGGGTCGTGCAGATGCTCTGGCTGAGCAAGTTGAAGAACTCAACGCTGAGCTGGCTGCTGCCAAGGAAATTAATCTTGATTCCATGGTGGAAGAGCGCGTGGCTCTTATCGAGAAAGCCAAGCCTGTTCTTGATGCAGCTTATGCATTCGCTGGCAAAACTGCCCGTGAAGTGATGGTTGATTCCATCAAAGCAGTGCGTGGTGACGAGCTTGATCTCTCTGAGAAGAGCGACGACTACGTGCAGGCAATGTTTGACACTCTCTCTGAGGGTCGCAAAGATTCCGCAACCACCGACGAGCTGCGTAAAGCCGTAGCTTCCATTGCTTCTCCTCAGTCTGCACCTTCGTCCTACATGGACATGCTGCAGAATGCTTGGAAGAAGCCCCTTTCCATCTCCAAGGAGGCTAAGTAATTATGGCCGTATCTTTCTCTGCTTCGGGCACCGCAGCGGCTGGTGGCGTGCAACAGGCTTACGCTCTGGAGCACACTGCACTGCTGGAAGGTCAACTCTCCGACATCCGTAACAATACCATTGTTACCCGCATCAACGAAACCGCTGTTGTTCTTCCTTTCGGCAACGGTCTGGTCTATGACAGCACTGGCACTAACGGCCTTGGTGCTAAGACCATCTCTGCCACTGGCGACACTTTCCTCGGCGTTAACGTTCTCACCTATGTGGACGAAACCGCCCTCGATGGCGACAGCCGTCCTGGTGTGAAGCTGGATCAGGCTCTGAATGTGGTGTCTGAAGGTGCAGTTGCCGTCTACGTGACTGGCGCCGTCACCCCTGCATCTCCCGTGCGTGTGCTGTATAGCGCAAGCGGCACTGGTAAGGCTGGTCAATTCTCCCATGCTTTTGCATCGGGCAAGACCGTTCGCCTCGCTGGTGCTCGTTTCCTTTCCTCCACCACTGGTGCTGGCATTGCCATTCTGGAACTGAATGGTCCGTCCTTCACTCTCTCTGCTGATTCTTGATAGGAGGCTCTTAAAAATGTCTGAATTCCGTATGGATGATGCGGGCCTGTTTCTTGAGCGTCAGCTTGAGTACATTCGCCCCCAAGTGTTTGAAGTGCAGTATGCGGATATCAAATATCCGACTGTGCTGCCTGTGACCAGCGAAGCTGGCCCTGGTGCTCAAACCTTCACCTATCGCATCATGGACTCCACTGGTGAGTTCAAGCTGATCGCTGATGCTGCCGATGATCTGCCCCGTGCCGACATCAGCCAAGTGGAGAAGAGCATCAGCATCCGTTCCTTCGGCGGTAGCTTCGGCTACACCGTTCAGGAACTGCGTGCCGCTCAAATGGCCAACATCGCCCTGGAGCAGCGTCGTGCTGCTGCTGTGCGTCGTGCCTATGAAGAGAAAGTGGAAGACGTGGCTTTCTTCGGTGAAAGTGCCGTTGGCATGTCTGGTTTCCTCAACAACTCCACCGTGGACGTTGTGGCTGCCGATAAGTGGTTCAATGGTAGTGGCACCACTGCTCAGGAAATGCTGGAACTGCTGAACTATGGCGTGACTGCCATCATCAACGGTTCGAAGATGAAGGAGCAGCCCGACACCATTCTGATGGCTTGGGAAGACTACAACAAAGTCAGCACCACCCGCAACTCCGATTCTTCGGACGTGACCGTGCTGGAATACTTCCTGCGCACCAACCCCTACATCCGTAACGTTGAGCCCATCAACCAACTGGATGCCGACAACAGCGTGCTGAACACCAACCGTATGGTGGTGTACAAGCGTGATCCTGAGAAAGTGCAACTGCACATCCCTCAGCCCCTGGAACTGTTCCCCCCTCAACAGCGTGGTCTGGAATTCATCGTTCCCGCTCATGCTCGCGTTGGTGGCGTGGCTCTGTACTATCCCAAGAGCGTCATCTACGTTCAGGCTTCTGCCTGAGGATAGTTAATCAAGCACAAGGGCGTTAAGCTATGTGCAATTGTTTTTATTGAACAATGCTTATTGCTTACCGCCCCGAACTTGAAAATCCCCCTCGCGATGCAGGGTTTGGCATTATCACCAGGAGTGGCTTGATTCAGCTCACTCCTGGCCTTAATCAGGAAATTCCTGATGAGAAGTGGAAGGAAGCCAAGGAAAATGGCACTGTCAAGAAGCTGCTTGCTATTGGCGCCATTGAAGAAATGCAAGAACAAGTGATGGTAGACACTCTGCCTGAAAATGTTCAAAGCCTTAGCGAACTTCCCCTCGTTCAAGCCATTCGTGCCATTGAACTCATCCATGATCCAGATCGCCTCGGTGATTGGAAAAAGATTGAAGGCCGTATCCGCGTGAGGAATGCCATTGCAAAACGTGTGGAAGCCATTCGTATTGGGAAGGCCTGATTATGGCCGTCACTTACAATAGCTTTCTTGAACGTTTCCCTGAATTTAGCCCACATCCTTCGGGCATTGTCAATGGCGCCATCACGGAAGCCACTTACGATGCATCGGCTGATGTATTTGGGGATCAAACAGACCGAGCAGTAAAGTTTCTTGCTGCTCATATCATTGCCATTCAACTTGCTCAAATGGGCATTCAAATTGGTGCCACTGAAGGCAAAGTGTATGGCGAAGGACTTGATGCCACTCAATATGGCCAAGAGTTCAAACGGATGACTAATAATCTTCCCCTTTCTTCCGTTGGTTTTGTCGTATGAGCAACTTCCTGGAGCCACTTGCAAATGCCACTTTGGTATTTAGTGTGGCTTCGGGCTATGTTCTTGACAATGAAACTGGCAACTATGTGCCTGCGGCTACTGGCGTTACCTTCTATGCCACGCTAAAGCAAAAACAAAATCCTCGTTACGACCAACTCTTGGGCGCTGACATGACTGCCGTCTATATGGAAGGCAGGATGACCAGCGCTCTTGCTTTATCTGGCGTAACTGTAGGAGATTCTGCTAGGGCAACAATCAATGGGAGAGAAGGGCGATTTGAACTATTGCCTAACGAGCAAATTGCTATTCATTATTGGCAGTTTTTAGGCACGCCAGTCAGGGGAATTTTTAGACTGATTGGCAAAGGAAGCGTGGACAACGCTTAATTTCTCTTCTTTCCCATTGAGGATTTTCCAATGCTCTACCATCCCACTGAGCTAGTGAAGAGCCAGGACGTGATTGTCCGCGTTGGCTCTATCGGTGGCATCGCACGCCCTGTTATCACGCAGAGCGGCGCCACCTTCACTGTTAGCGGCGCTCCCACTCTCTACACTCTGCAAGCTGCCACCACGGCTTCTGTTGCCTTCAATGATGGCAACACTGAGTTCTATCTGCTGGGCGGCGGCGGCTTCTCTGATAGCGTCATTGTTACCAGCCAAGCCACCACTTCCATCACCGCCTACTTCCAGAAGGATGTTGATGGCACCACCTTCGTTCCTAACAGTTTTGACGAAGCTTTCCAAGTGATTGCCACTGGCCGCTACGACAAAGATGCCGAAGTGTACGTTGAAATCAACAAGCAACTTGGTTCTTCTGGCACCACTTTCTACTATGACCGCGTGGCTTACACTGGTCGTGTGATGAACTACAGCGAAAGCTATCCTGCTGATAACCTGGTTGAAGTGACTTTCGATCTAATTAGCCGTGGTCGCATTGGCATTCACCAAAATGCCACTAATACTGGCAGCATCATCCCCACTGCTCCCAATAGCTGATCATTGTTTCGCGATCAATTCGCTAGCCTGTCCTTACGGGACAGGCTTTTTTAATGGACATTTCCCAACTGCGTGATACTGTCACCACTCTTCTTTCTGCATCGCCCAATTTGATTGGTCTCTATACATTGCCAAATAATTCAACACTTCCTGCTGTATATGTGGTGGGGAGACAGAGCGTGCCCAAGGAATGGAAAGCCAAAGGGCTAGAAGTGACCATGCGCGAATTTCCAGAACTCGCTCCGCGATCTCCATTGGGAGGCACAGTCAAGGTGACGCAAGTGTGGGAAGTGGTGCTAGTGCAATATACGCCTAGCGCCAACACTCTTGCATTGGCAATGGACAGAATGGTGCGTAGATTTCCCGATGCCACTCCACGATATTTTCATGGAGACGACATCGCTTACGAGCGTTGCAGATTTTTGGTTCCAGACTTGATCCTTCGTCACCTGATGGCACCATGAGCGCAACCATTGTTGGCGGAGAATTTATCAATCCAGAAGCGCTTGTCAAAAAACTGTCAAAAGCTTTTGAAACCTGGTCACGCTTTGACGTGAATGATCATTTTCGCAACGAATTCCTAGAAGAGAAATGGCCTTACGGCGGAGAAACTAAAAGGAAAAACGGGGATACAGTTGGAAGCCCTCGTGACATTGGAGAAACTAAAAGGAAAAACGGGGATACAGTTGGAAGCCCTCGTGACATTTTTGACTTAGGAGAGCTTTACAGAAGTGGCAGGGATAGCTTTTCAATCACCCAAGGAGACATGGACGTGACTGCCTCGTGGAACTGGGATGCGAAGAACGACAGTGGCAGGGGATATGCTTGGTACGTTCACGAAGGACTAAGCACCAATCTTGCACCTAGACAATGGACCGACACCTTTCAGCAGCAAGACTTGTTCAACAGTGGCCAAGTGAGCAAAGATCTTAAGATGCGGATACGAACAGCATTCAGCAAGTGAAGATTGACTATCTGTGGAGCGAAGACAATACAGTGCATGCCATCAATTGCACAATGGAGAATTCCGCTTTGGAAGCGGGCATTCTGTGCCTTGTTTCTTGCAGAGAAAGCACCATTAGAATAAGCAACGACAATCATTCAATGCTGATTGAAGTGCCTAAAGAATTTCGCTCTTCTCATGAGCGAGTGAAGGTGTTCAACGCATTGCTTAACATTCTTGATCATGAGCAAATACAGCTTCCTTGTTCAGACCAAAACTGAGGGCTACTTTGAACTGCTGCCCGAAATCCGTCTGAAGAAATACGGCAGTTGGCTAGTCGCCGAATCCATTGAACAGGAGGAGATCAGCAAGCTGCAAAGCCAAGCTACCATTCGTGCCGTCCAGCTTGCTAAGCGCATTGCTGCATCTCGTGAGATTCCCCTGGACGAGGCTTTCGCTCTGCTCCAGGGCGGTGGCTCTATCTCCGAAGCAGAACTGCTTTCTGAGTTCACAGAAGAGACTCTGAGCATGATCAGTAGCGGCTCGTCCGTTGAAGCCACCAACGCTCGCATGGTCACTGCCTTCATCCGCTCTCGCGGTCAAGGCCTGATCGAAGGTGAGTGGCAAGATCTCCCTGACTGGGAGATCGAAGACACTAAGAATCTTCCTCGTAAAGCCATTGCAAAAGTGGTGGAATTCATTGCTGAAGAGCAGAATGCTGAGACGCAGGAGGCAGTGGAAGCAAAAAAAGCAACGAAGAGGAATTCTCCTCAGTAGCAGAACAGCTTGAAGCGCGAGCGAGGCAGCAGCTTAAAAATTTGACAGATTGGAACGAAATTTACTTTCGCCTCTCTGCTTCAGACTTTAGCGATAGGCGATGGCATGCAGATCAATTTGGTCTGCAGCCATTATCTGACGTGAAGCGTGCTCTTAAATATCTTGATCGTCATGACATTGCAAAATACAATGTCAGCAGCGTTGCCGTGGCCAAGCTTGGTACTATGGCAGCAGGAATGATGGCTGGCAAGAAGAGCAAGGTTAAGCCTGAGGACTTCCTGCCATTTGATACGAAGCAGCTCAAGAAAGACGATGGCGTTAGTGACGCAAGCTTGATTGTTCTTCAACGTTTAATGAAGACCAGGCGAATGGACGGGCGTGTCATTGCATTGCTTGCTGACGAACTCAAGAGTTTTAGCGGACGTAATCAAGAGCAATGATTATAGAATGAAAGGAAAGTAAGCGAAAATTAAGATGGCAGCTCAAGACGCCGAACTGAAGCTTAGGGTAAGTCTTGACCTGGGATTTTTTAGGCAACAACTGGCGGGGCTGGGTCAAGCTGCTGCGGGATACAATCTGCCATTGCAGGTTAAATTTGATCGCAAAGGAGTACAGCGCGAATTAAGAAATCTTGATCGGGCAATTGGTAAGAAAACAATCAACGTTGCATTAAATCTTGCTGGAGGCTTGACTAAAGACGAGTTCGGCAAGATTAAACGTAGGCTAGATGACCTGCGAGAGCTTCGCAAGGTAGAAATCCCCATCAGTGTCAAGAATGGTGCCACTGGTAAGGATATCAACGACACCCTCACGACAATTAAAGGAAGGATTGCCGCTAGCCAGCAAATTAAACAAGGCGGCGGCAAGCTACGCATTGCCACCAGCATTAAGCCTTCGATTACGAATGCGGATGTTGCTGACTTTAAGCGGGCTATCAAAGACAAGTTTGCGGGAATTAGTGTCAAGGTTAATGCTGAACTTGGCGGCATCGGAGGGGGGAAAACACAAGCTCAAATTGAGCGCGATGCAATGGCTGGATGGCAGCGTGTCCAGCAAATGGGTAGGGAGCGCATGGGAGGAGTCTCCGAAGCTGCACGGAGGGAGAGTCTCAAACAGTCTCTTTCTGGAAGAAATATTGGAGAGCTAAAAGACATTGGCTCTCAATTGGGAGTGGGAGGTGTTGGTAGGTTTAAGAACACGCAAAATCTGATTCAAAAAATCGTCACGGAAGCTTCCGTTGAGATGATCACGAAATATCTTGATCCTCAAGCTGTAATGCGTAATCCAGACAGAAGCGGGCTAAACAAAGTGTTAGACACGTTTGCTCGTGGATTATTTGGCATGCTTGGTATGGATGTTGCGTCCATGCGGCAGCAAATGGCTGAACGTAGAGCACTGCCTGGTATCAATTTTCCAGCAACTGTTCCTTCTCGATCTGTTTCCATTGGACCTTCCTCCACTGGACGAGCATTGCCTCCTGGCGCCACTCGTGAAGCATTGCCTGGCACTGCTTTCGGTTCTCAGCGCTACCTGCCAACTGCATTGGGAGATGAGATGAAGCGTGTGCTGCGCGAGGCGGCAAATGCTTTCTTGGATACCATTCGTGCTGAAGTTAGGAAAGTAAATGTGCGCGACATTGGAGCCGCTGTTTCTCGTCAGCCATTGCTGGGTCCTGGCAGTATCGCTGGGATGCTTCCAGCCGCAGTGGGTCGCGAACCAAGTCGGTATGCAATGGGAGGCGAATCAAGGGAGCAAATGATGGCACGTCGCACCGCAGAAGCTTATGCACGTTCTGCATTGCGAGGAGTGGATGTAATGGGAGGGGGGGCGGGCCGATCCTCCGCTCCTTACAGCTATGCATATCGCAGCGCTCGCCCAACAAGCGCCATTGTGCCATACGCTACAGGTGGGGCGATTGTGCCATCTCCTTCAAGTGCTGGTGGTGCTGGCATTCCGCCTAGTAGTGGCGGTGGAGGAAGTTCTGGCGGCATGGGAGGCTTGGGCAATTTTGCTCGCGCCATGGGCGGGATTAATCTTCCTGGTGCTGGCGTTATCAATGAACTTGGGCAAGAGTTTGGTTTCGCTACCAAACAAGTGTTGCTATTTGGACAAGCATATAAACTGCTCGGATTTTTACAGAGCTTTCCTGGAGAAGTAGGAGCTGCTGTCGGCGCATTGCAAAGTTATAGAAACACTCTTGATGCGGTGACGCCATCTGCAGAAGAGGCAAGGGCTTCTAATGAATTGCTGCTTGGATTGATGGATAAATACAACATTCCTTTGCAGTCGGCGCGAGATGGTTTCACAAAGCTTTACGCCTCTATGGCGCCCGCTGGATTTAGCGGGGATGAAATCAGGAGTTTGTTTACTGGCATCAGCAAAGCAGCAGCCACATTTGGCATGAGTGCAGACAAAGTAGATCGTGTTAATTATGCTTTTGCTCAAATGGCGAGCAAGGGCCAAGTGATGAGCGAAGAACTCAAGGGACAGCTTGGTGACGTGCTCCCTGGATCGATGGCTTTGTTTGCCAAAGCTGCTGGATTTGAAGGACCTAAGGCCATTCAAGATTTCTCTGTAGCACTAGAAGCTGGTGCCTACAAAGGAGAAGCGATGGTTGCGTTACTTAAGAACGTAACTATTGTGATGAATAAAGAATTTGGTCCAGGTGCCGAAGGTGCAGCTCTTACATTCCAGGGCATCATGAGCCGCATGCAGAATTCAGTTACGCTCCTCTATGAGAGCTTTGAGCCTGTTGCAGTGGGTTTCTTAAATACTGTTGTCGTACCATTGACAAGTGGAATTAAGCAAGTAACTGACGGAATCAGTGCCTTCATGTCTGGCACTGCAGCCAAGACTTCAGGAGGATTTGCTCTTGCTCAAGAGTTGGAAAAACTGCGTCCTGCCTTTAGTGGAATTGGGCAAAATGTTGCAGCGCTAGTCACCCAATTGGCACAATTTGCAAATGTTGCGCTGCAAGTTGGCAAAGTATTCCTGCAAATTGCTGGCAATCCATTTGTTGGTTATTTAGCGCGAGTGTATATCAATGTTCTTGCATTGACGACTGCCATTCAATTACTAAATCTACGGGCGCTTATTCCAATGATTGCCAGCTTCGGGCGGTCTGTTTTTGCACTTATTACTTTTACTGCTCAATGTGTTCGGGCTGGACAAGCTGTTCAAGTGACAGGATTAATGATGAGAACATTCTTTGCCACCACTGGAGTAGGGCTACTGGTTGTTGGTATTGGTCTGCTCATTGAAAGATTCACGAGCATGAATCAAGCGCTTGAAGATACAAAGACGAAGGCTCTAGGAGCGGCTCAAGCCATTCGCTCAATGTCGCAAACTGAAGCACGTCGTGAGCAGCAAATCGCAGAAGCAGATATAAAAGAATTGCAGAAACTGAAAGAAGACTCTAAAGGTAAGACTGGCGCTGTCGCTATCACACAAAGACAACAAGAGGCCCTTCAAAGATCAGGCACTTACACTGGACGAATGGTCGTGCCAGGTCAACTGGCAACAAGGGGATCCGCGCCTGAAGTGCTTGGCTATGGACAACTTGCCGTTGATCCTTCTTTAGTCAAGGCCGCAATTTTGCAGCGAAGGGGAATAAAGTCTACGGCTGGGCAGCAGATTCAAGATCTTCGATTCCAAGAAAGACAGGCCCAAGGTCCTGCAAATCTCGTGCCCATCCCTCCTGGGGGAGGCGATGACAAAGATGCCAAGAAGGCTGCTAAAGAAGCCGAGACTCAGGCAAATCAACAGCAGCAACGTGCCATCGACGCCGCCAATCGCGAAAATGCTTTAAATAAAGCAATCGCGGAAGGCCGAATGGCTCTTGATAGTCAAAGTTTTGAGCATCAGTTAAGACTTATCGATGCTCGCAATAACTATGAACTAGCTGGCCTTAATTCCATTGAGGCTCAACAAGAGAAGTTCCAGCAGGACCTAAAGAAACTTGAGCTTGATCGCATTGCCACAGTTAGGAAAGCAGAAGAACAAGCGGCCAAAGCTGCACTGGACTATTCCGCTGCTCAGAATACTGCAGCAGCCGCAGGAGAAGCTACTACTGCAGGAGGGGTCGCTACATCGGGAGGGCTTCCTTCTGGTATTAAGCAATACATCACAGGAGACCCCTCTAGCAAGTACTATATGGCCGATCATGGTGGATCTAATTACCATGAACATTTGGAATTTGCCACTCGTGCTTTAGCAGAAGCTGCTTACCAAACACTCACAAAAGCGGGAGTGCAAGTTACGGAATTTAAAGGATATGGGCGAGTAGGTGATCACACACAAGGGTCTGCTCATTATGCTGGGCGTGCCTTTGATGTACCTGGAGCACAAGTGCCAGTTGGCAAGGAAAAAGAACTCACAGCTAGGGTTCAATCACTTCTTGGCTTTGGGGGAGCGGGTGGCTCTTACACGCGACAGCGTAGGACAGAGAAGGCGGGAGGCAATCTTCAAGTTGAGCAACAGCAGATGTCGAATCAGCTAGAAGAAGCATCACGCGCTGCTGTGATGGCAACTAATGAGGCATTAGCACAGAGAGAAGCTCTTATTAAATCCAATATGAGCACCATCTTCCCAGTTGCTGAACAGCAATTAGAGAACGACTTAATGAAAGTTAGGAACCAATTGCAATTGCAGGGCATGCCTAAAGAATATATTGACTATCAAGAAAAAGTGGCAGAAGTTTCTTATAAGATGTCAGAAAGAATTAAGAGAAACAAGGAAGACACCGATGGGTACGAGAAAGCAGTTAAGGCATTGCAAGATAAACAGCAAAAGGGAATAAAGCTTACTCTGCAGGAAGAGCAGGCTCTAACTTTTAACGCAGAGGCAATCAAGCAAAGCAAAGAAGAGCTTAAAAATCTAACTGAGCAACAAAAACTATATCAAATTGCACAACTGGAGAGTGCAATTGCCACGATGAAGAACGCCGATGCTCTCAAGGCGATGGAGGAAACCTCTGGCCGCATCAACGATGCAGTGGGAGGAATTAGCGACACCTATAAGGGCTTGTTCAAAGAGCTTGCCATGGGAGCTGATTCAGTGGACGCATTGAAGAAGGCCCAGCAAGCATTGGCCGATCAAGCCTTGACCATGATCTTTGATTTTGCAATGAAGCCCATGGAAGATTTCATGAAGAATACTCTTAGTAAGATGTTTGGCGTGCCGACTGAGAAAGAAAAGAGAGAAGAGAGCATTAAAAAAATGGAGGAACAACTTACTCAGCTAAAACTCATTGAAACCAACACTGCAATTACTGCCGGAAAAGCGCCAGCATCTGGAACCGTTCCCGCGCCCCCTGTTCCACCTACTCCCGGTCAAACAACAGCGGCTGGCGCCACTGGTGGATTCTTAACTGGCCCCGCTGCGCTTCAAACCCTTCCTTTTAATGGTCAAACAGGAGGCATGCTTCAAACACTGCCTTTCAATGGAGAAAGTGGATTCTTATCGGCCATTGGAATTGATAGCGAGGCACTGTCTACGTCATTTACAGACAGCGCCAATGTCTATTCCGAGCAGCTCAGCAAGGTAGACACTTCAGTGCTTGAAAGCGCAACTGCTCTTGGCACAGCCGGCACGGAACTGGGGAAAGAAGGGGCTGCTGGCAAGAAATGGCACGAGAGTCTTGGGCAGGCAGTTGGCGGCCTCGGCATGGCCGCAGGAAGCATCATGGGCATTGCAGCGGGCATCAATCAAATTAAAGAGGGTGGCACATCCAATGTACTGGGCGGTATTGGTACGATTGCTTCCATGGCTGGTAGCTTGCTGGGCAGCTTCTCCAGTCTCGGCGGGCTATTCAGTGGTGGAGCCCCTGCTCCCAATATGGGAGGAAAGAACTATTTCAACCCACAAACTGGAAAAGGAGTGGCTGGTCCTAATTTTGGCCTCGCTAGGGGTGGCATTATGCATGGCGGATTCATGCCATTCAGGGCATTCGCCAATGGCGGGATTGTCACTGGTCCAACAATGGGTTTGGTGGGAGAGGGTCGATACAGCGAAGCAGTGGTTCCTCTTCCTGATGGTAAGAGTATTCCCGTGCAGCTTGGTGGCGGATCTTCTCGCGACCTTCTCGGTGGTGGCGCCAAACAGCAAGCATCCTCTCCCGTGTTGTCCATGAGCTTCCAAAGCACCACTATCAATGGCGTGGAATACGTGGATCGCGCTCAGCTTGAATCTGCAATGGCAGAAACTCGTCGTCTTGCATCTCGTGATGGAGCTTCACGAGGAAGTCAGTTAGCATTAAGCAAGCTTAAGAATTCTCCTAACACTCGTCGTCAACTGGGGCTTGGTTAATGGCAAATTTTCCTTCACTGCGCCCTTCGCAGCGTTCTTTAACGATGGGTCAATTGCCCATCAAGGAATATCGTTCTTTGAACGGGGCGATTGTTCGCCGAGCGTTTGGCAACAGAAGGTTTGGCTATCAGCTTTCTCTGTCCTTTGACAATATCTCCGAGACAGTTCTTTCTCAATTATGGGACCACTATCACAATAATCAAACAGTAAGTGGGTTCTCCATTCCCGATAGCGTATTTAGTGGCTATGGATCGAAGGAGGCAAGCGATAAAAATGCTAGCTTTATTGCTCGCGCAAATCGCATGAGCACTATTGTTTGGTACTATGCAGAACCTCCACAGATTGAAAGCGTTTCCACGTCTTATAGTACAGTGCAAGTGAGCCTAATTGGGGAATTACGTTACTCTCCTTCGTAGCATGATCAACATTGCTCAGTTCATTTCAATTACGCCCAAGAGTGGAGCCGTAAGGCGTTTTCAGAACTTCTTCCATTCTGAGAGTGGCGGCGTGCCCATCCCAGGCACCGCATCGCCGTCCTATTTGTTTGCTCCCTTCAGAGCAGAAGGAGTGATGGCGCAGCTTAATGGAGAGAACGAAACTCTACAGCTTTTGTTTCCTTTCTCTGTATTTGCTGTGAAGCTTGTAGAGGAAGGCGACGGTAATCGCCTGACAAAGCTGGAAATGAAAACTGTATGGCTGGAGAATAATTCCGCAAGCAGCAACGCTTCGGACTATTTGGTCAGCGGACAGTACACTGAAAACTACGTTGGGATTGGCGCCACCTTCTCTGACACCACCATTGAACTTCGATTCAAGAGTGCTATGGATAGTGTCAATGCTAATTTTCCTGCACAGTCATTCACTCGCAAGAGCGTTGGCATTCTTCCGTTGAATTCTGACATTAGTCTGCGCTGATGATTAACGATTTGATTGGCCTTCGCCACGAAACCGCTGCAACATTCTCTCCACATTGCAAGACCATTGATTGTTTTGCTTTATTTGCGGAAGTGCGCCATCGTCTTGGCATGCGAGATTACTATGCAGACTTTGAATGGGTGTATGGAGAGATGGGCGATGGCAAGCTGCCATTAAAAAAGATCTTGCGGCAAATAAAGCAAATTGCAGTTCCCACTCTTTCTCCAGTGGATGGCGACTTAGTGCTATTGCCCGCACGTGCTTTCAACTTAGGACTGGGCGCAGTAATTAATGGCGGCATCTTGACCATCACTGAAAAAGGTCCATCATTCTGGACTCCCATGGGAATAGAGGCCAAATTCTGGACTCCCATTGACAAAGACTGAGTAAACTAGATAAAGCCTGTAGCTCACCATGCGAAATCTTCTTCCTTACGAACATGCATTGATTGATGCGCTAGGCATTTCGGAAGAGGAATATTTCATTTTTAGAAAAGCACAGCGTGAATACAGAGATCCAAAAGTTGGGACACTCCTAGATATTCGCAATGAGCCAGTTAGCACCATTGCGCTTGTTCTTTCCATCGTTGGAACCATCGCCCAAGTGGCATCGGCATTACTGGCTCCTCGTCCAGAAACGCCAGAAGGTGCCAGCACAAGGCCACGAGACAGGCGATTCGCTCCACGCTATGGCTTTGATTCACTACAAGACTTAGCCCAGTATGGCGATCCTGTAAATCTTGTCTATACAAATAAAGACTCCACTGACTTTGCAAATGCCAATGGCGGCGTAAGAGTGAATACTTCGCTGTTGTGGTCAGCAGTTTATAGCCATGGCAACGCCCAGTACATTCAAATGCTGGCTGCAATTGGTGCATCAGACATTGAAAGTATTTCCTATCCAGACACTGCAGTGGGGCAAACCCTCATTCGTCTTTTCACTCGCTCTTCTGCATGGGTGTATTTTCGCAACCAAGGAGCCATCATTAAAAATGATTTAAAGCGAGGCAACTCTCGCGATCCGTTCGCAAAAGATATTGCTGGCACCAGCTCAATTTACACTCCTCTTATTGACACCAATGACAGGGCTCCAGGATTTAGCCAAGCTTTCTCTCCTTCGTCTGCAAGTGAATTTGGCATCACGGCCCCTATTCCTATCAAGGTGAATGTATTCGCCAGAAACGAAGATGGCACTCCTACGAAGGATCCATTGAATATTGAGATGAATGATCGCGGGGATTACTGGCCCGAGCTGTACGGCTCTTCTCGTGAGCTTATCCCCACGGGCAAAAAGCTTAAGCTTCAAATACAGAAAGTTAAAACGGAAAGAAGTGATAACGAGGCAGACAATCTGTCCAATGAGATTAGATATGCGTGTGCAGAATCAATTGAACTAGGTTCTTTTTACAAGCTTGGAAGCGCCAAGTTTCAAGTGATTAATGTGAGTGGGGATGCGGCTCTTGACACTCAAAACCTCACTGCAACCATTGAATGCATTGAGGCTGGCTATGGCCCATGGGAAGACTATGGCACGGAGGACACACAAGAACAGGAAAAAGAGCTTGAAGACAGAAGGAAAAAATTAAACAATGAGATCGCGTCTTTGCAAACGCAAAAAAGCACCATCAAGATTACAGACTATTTTGTCACTGATCTCACTGCAAAGCAGGCGAGAATTTTAAAAAAGCTTTACAATGCCACTGAAACGGTTGAAGATTTGTACGAGGCTGTTGTGTCTTTTAGGCGAAACTACAGCCAGATGGACGAGCTAGTCCTGGCATCCCAAAATTATTTTGACCGAGTGGTCGTTACTTTTGCTGAGGAAGTTCAAAATAGCGAGAATCATATTGAAAACCTTAGAAATGATCTTGATGCGATCGTGGAGGAAATTGCCGACGCAAAGGGGGACGAAGACAAAAGACGCAGATTGAGACTAAGAAAGGATGCAAAAAGAGAGGAGATTAAAAATGCAAAAGCAAGCTTGAAGCAGCGGCGAAGCAAGCTATCTCAATCCATTCAAGAGTATGGAGTGGCTGAGGGCGTTGTTGCCGACCAATTAAACAAAGCTCGAGAGCTTGCCTACGGCGCAGGCGGCATTCAGTATCAATTCGAGGGCCTGATCCAGGTAGATCGCAGTTCGTTCCCAGACCTGAACAATCCAGATGTAAAGGCAAACATTGAGAGGAAGAAATTACGCAAACTTATCAAAGCCCTTAACTACTTGCAATCCCAAGTGGCGGCTGTTGGCCAAATAGATCAAGCCGCATATGACAAAAAGATTAAGGACTTAGACGATGCAATAAAAGTAAAAACCGATGAGTTAAAGCAAGTCCTTTCGGATTTAAATAATTCCAACTCTTTTAATGACTACCTCGGCACCAAGTGCCTAGCAAAAGTGGTTAATGCCACCTACGAAACATTGTCGCCAATTGATCTGGTACATTTTGCAATCAAGGCGCGTGTTTTCATGCGAATTCAAGGTCGTGCCAGCAAGTACGCAGAAACAAGGGCCGAGAAATACAAAGATGCAGACAATGGCTTCAAGCCACGGACAGCCATGTTCATGGTGTATTACAGGAATGCATCTAGCGCCACGGCAGAACAGCGAGAGAAGGAGGAAGGATGGGAATGCCCTAATGTTATTTTCTGCGTGAGACGCACATTTGACAAGGAAGTGTTTGTTCCTTTAACTTTCAAGGCGCCTGCTGGAACAGAGCGTAGCAAGTGGGAATTTAAGATTGAACCTATTTTTGATGCGCCGTCTGAAGCTAAGAAAAAGGGAACAGAGCTTGATTTTGTCTATTTGGAAAGCAGGGAAAGTGCCAAGAAAATTGACCCAGCAGTTGCAGGTTCAAAAACAGAGGGCATTTTTTACTACAGGGGTTATCGCAGAAATCCAAAACCTAATAAGAATAATTTGCCAGCAAAGAACGATAGTCCCTACGGAGTGGACGAATGGAGTATTTATTCTGTACGTTCTGACACTTCTATGCAGTTTTCTTTTGACGCTGGACCAGAATTTAAAATCACTGCCGTTTCTGAGCAGCAATACGAGACCGCCACTCCTGAGTTGTATGACAATATGTCATTGATTGGCCTCAATGCATATAGTTCCGCTGGCCTTACCAACATGCGTAATTTAAGCGTGCTGGTAAACAAAGGGAAGAAAGTGAGAACCATTCAACTTTCTCCTCCATCGTTCCCAGACAGTCCAGATGGTGCGTCTTGCTTCGCTCCAGATATCTTCCTTGACACTATCATTGATGGCGTCAATGGCATTGGTCAATATTTAGATGCAAATTCTAAAACCACTGGAATACAGGCTCTCATTCAAGACCGAGTGGATATTGGAGGCTTGGCATTGGCCAAGGCATTCTGCAATAAATACAAATACTACATGGACGGAGTAATTGCCGATAGAACATCTTGGCGATCATTCTGGAGTGAAGTGGCTCCTTACAGTCTGCTGGAGTTGGCTCGCATTGGAGGGAAGGAAACCTTGATTCCTGCAGTGCCAGTAACTGGTGATGGCACTCGCACTCGCAATGTAACTATTTCCGCATTGTTCAACCAAGGAAATATCCTGGAAGGAAGTTATAAGGAGGAATTCTTGGATTATGGGGAAAGCACCCAAGATCTCATTGCAACTGTCGTCTATCGCGATCAGGCTTCCAATCAGCCATTCCCTCGCAATACCAGCGTGACAGTGCAACTTGCAGATGCATTGGAGAATGTGGCATCTCGTCGTACTTTCGATCTATCCGCATTTGTGACAAACAGGGACCAAGCCATTGACTATGCGATGCTTCTGGTCAGGCAGCGACGCTACTCTCGCAGAGCTGTTGAATTCCAGACATTCCCCACTGAGGCTCCCATTGCACCAGGGGCCTACATCTATGTGCAAGTGGATGACAATAAGTGGGATGATATTCGCTCGGGTAGCGTCTTGGATGATGGCACCATCAATGTTCCTTTTGCAGATGAAGTGATCAATGGCACGTATGACACATTAATTTACAAGCCTGGAGCATCGCCAGTCAAGGCAAGCATCACATATACGAATGGGCAATCTTCTGCGTTTGCTGCATATGCTGGCACTGGAGCGCTATTTGTCCTAGGTTCTCAAGTGAGCAGCAAGAGAGTTTTTCGCGTGGTGGAGATTGCAATGGGAGAAGAAGGCGAAGTGAGCGTGAAAGCAGTGGAACATCAGTGTATTGAAGAAGGCGGCCAAACAAAGAGCATGATCGCATACTTCGATAGGAATCCAGCCATCTACAAGATTAGTTGACACACGTTCTCCAGATCGGCTAGCATAAAACAAAAGATTACACTGGCCACATGGCAATCTATACGGGAAATAACGGTCGCGTGTACATTGCACGCAGGCAGTCCAGCGGACTGAGCGCCGCCGATCGCACATTGAACATTATTGCTGGTCAGGCTATTACCGCTGGAGTTAAACTAACTGCTATCACGGTGAGTGGGGCTGGTAGTGGCGCAGAATTTCAGGCTAAGAATGCAGTTACAACGGTTGCCACTACACGCTCTTGCACATTTACCCCCACTGGTGGTGGTTCTGGATATGAAGCCAATACGATAATTTATCTAGCCAGGTACGCAAGTAACACCTGGGTGCGGATGACCAGTGATTTCGAAGTTGGATCAGTGCAGACAGTCGGTATTGACAGCGAGGCAGAGCTAACCACCAATAACTATCGTGTTGCAAAAATTCGCGACTGGTCTTACAATAGCACTAGTGAAGTCATTGAAACTACTGCACTGGGCGATGTGACCAAGACTTATGCACCTTCAATTACGTCTGGAGACGGTAGCGCCACTTTGATGTTCTACGAGGACGATTTGAATGCCTACGGTGGTGGTTCAATGAAAGATATTTATGAACTTGTTAATATCTTGTTCCCCAGAGATGTGGCGCCTCGTGTAATTATGAACCTAGCGGTAGATGGTGGCGTTTATAATTTGGACTTAGGCACTGAGGTTGGCAAAACTAATTTTATGTTCAATGCTTACATTACGAGCGCGAGTGTGAGCGTTAGCTACGGAGAGGTGGTAACTGTTAATACTTCCTTTACGGTCGACGGTCCATTGCTTGACGTGCCTAACAGGCCTGGAGCGATTACGCTTTAATTAAAGTGTAAGAGTTATGACGGTTTTTGCTGGTCATTACGGGAGTATTCAATTTAAACGCATTGGCTCGTCCGAGAGCATTGATTGTAGTATCAACGCCTCCGATTTAGACGTGACAAGAAAGCGCTTTACTCTTGGTCTTCAAGGTGGAGTTGATCTCCCCTTCGGCACAATCACTACTGGAGACCGCGTAAGAATTACGACTAAAGATGCCAGGGGCTTACCATTCCGTTGGTATAAAAGCGTGCTGAATACTCAGTACGTGGATAATCCTGGCGCCAGCATCCTTCCGTTGGAATTTTTTGCCAATGTGGACAGGATGGGTGCCATTCGCATGTACCGCAATTTTGCTGATGCACTATCAAATCCAGGGGCTCGCTATACTGCCATTCCGTTGAGCAAGCCAAGTGGTAGTCAGTCATGGCCTATCACCATTAATTTACTTCCTGGCGCTTACAACGAGCTGGGGCAAGTGCAAGGCTTTCAAATTACAACGGACAGGGAATCCATTGATACAACTGCGCTAGGAAATAAATACAAGCAATTTTCCGCTAGTGCAATTAGCGGCAGTGGAAGTGTTGACTGCCTCTTTGATTTCAAGAATCTAACTGGCGAAGAAATTCCCCTTGCATTGTCTCAGCTCATTCAAAAGATTGAAGTGGGAAGCAAATTTGCTGGGCGATTTTATATCTTAGAGCCAGGGCTTCCACAACCTCCTGGATATGAAGCCAACGAGGGCGTGTACTATGAAGTGGAGGGCATGCTGACAAGTTCTGCCCTCACTGTTAGGGCAGATCAAATTGCAGAATGTAGTTTTGATTTCATCACTTCTGGTGAGTTTGCATTGAGAGTGGGCGACAGTCCTGTTGAATTGACAACGGAAAATAATGTTAGCATTGGCAATGAATCTACGCTGGAACAGCTTGGTGTTCTAAGGGAGACAGACTAGAATGACTGTTCGTATTTCTGAGCTTGTTGAACTTTCTGCTGATCTTTCTCAGTCAGATGTTCTGCCCATTGTAGATCTAAGTGCAGGAGAAACTAAGCAAGTTTCAGTGGAGAGCTTGCTTACTTATGGCATTAGTGGAGCGCCGTCATATTTCATTGATCTTTCCAAGCTCAACCCAAATTCCGCCACAAAACTTTCAGCTTCATTTCTTGACAATACTGGCGTTGCGAGCGGCACCTATGGCAACGCCGCTACTGTTGCACAGTTCGTAGTCAATAATCAAGGTCTCATCACAACGGCCACTGGCGTTCCCATCCTCATTGCCGCCAGCAGCGTTACAGGCCTCGCCGCAGTGGCTACCAGCGGCACCTATGCGAGCCTGACTGGGCTTCCCATACTTGGGACACTCGCTTCTCAGGACGCAGGAAGCGTGGTCGTTTCAGGAGGCACCATCAGTGGGGTCACCTTTGTTTCTGGAGCTGTCACCATTTCTGGTGGCACCATCAGTGGCATCACTGACCTTGCCATTGCAGATGGCGGCACTGGAGCATCTACGGCTAGCGATGCCAGGGCCAATCTTGGCCTGACCATTGGAACGAATGTTCAAGCTTACAGCTCAAATCTTAGTCAAGTGGCTGGAGCGTTTGATGCGGCAAATGTTTTTGCCTATTCATCGGCATCTGGTGTGGTTACCACGGGAAGTGTCGGAACTACTGGCTTGGCAGTGATCAGTGGAGCATCGGCATCTGGAGTGCGTTCTACTCTTGGCCTTGGCACCATTGCTGTTCAAGACGCGAGCAGCGTGGGCATTTCTGGTGGCGTCATTGCTGGCGTTACTTTCGCATCCAGTAGCGTTGATATTTCTGGTGGCGCCATTTCTGGCATCACTGATTTGGCGATTGGCGATGGTGGTACTGGTGCATCCACTGCATCCGATGCCAGAAGTAATCTGGGCTTAGCAATTGGCACTGACGTACAGGGTTATAGTGCTGTACTTTCTTCCGTCGCATCGCAATTTAACATTGGCGATAGGCTTGTCTATGCAAGTGCATCTGGCGTAGTTAGCGCCACTGCTTTTACGAGCTTTGCCCGTTCCATTGTCTCTGGATCTACTGCTAGCCAAGTCCGCTCTACCATTGGTCTTGGCACTATTTCGACGCAAGATGCTGGTAGCGTTTCTATTTCTGGCGGCACTATTAGCAATGTTACTCTGGGAGCAAATAATGTAACAATTAGTGGTGGTACAATTGTTGCCATTACTGACTTGGCCATTGCGGATGGTGGCACTGGAGCTTCCACTGCTTCTGATGCTCGCACCAATCTTGGTCTTGCTATTGGCGCTGATGTTCAGGCCTATAGCTCTTCGCTAGCGAATATTGCCACTGCCGCAAGCGGCACTGATCTTTTCTTTCACACTACGGCTTCTGGCGCGATTACAAGCGCTCCGTTCTCGAGCGCGGCACGAAGCGTGGTTGCCTCCCCAACTATCAGTGGCATGCGCAATGCCCTTGGACTGGGTAGTGTCGCACTATTAAATGCTCTTTCCATTGGAAGTGGTGACATCTCGGGCAATGCAGTGACAGCAGATGCCATTCTTGATGGCAGCATTGTCTCTTCAAAAATTGCAGCAAATGCGGTTTCCTACAGCAAGCTTGCTCAGACTTCTCAGAGTAATGTATTGCTTGGTCGTGCCACGGCGAGTGGCGGAAATGTAGAAGAAATTCCTTGCACTGCTGCTGCTCGCTCTATTCTGGACGATGCCTCCATTGCAGACATTCGTGCCACTCTTGGTCTTGGCACCTTGGCCGTTATCAACGGCGATTTTTCTGGCACTTCCACTGGTACAAATACTGGCGATCAGACAATTACTCTCACTGGTGACATTACAGGCACTGGCACTGGTACATTCGCTGCCACTATTGCCAACAGTGCAATTGTCGCAGATAAAGTTGCCAGCAATGCAATTACCACTGTGAAAGTGGCAAGTGGTGCTATCACGGCAGCAAAATTAGCTGATCAAAGTGCTTCTGTCGTAGCCGCATCTTCACCTAGCGCAAGTGGCGCATTCATTGGCCAGCAATGGGTGAACACTAATAATGCTCTTGAGTACACTTGGACTGGTACTGAATGGCTGCAACAGTCTGCCCTCAATACCATTGTTGCTTCTGGAGATAGCGTATATTCGTTCACTACTGCTTATCCCGATGAATATTCTGCTGTAATCACAGCATCGTTAAATACGCAAGGCACAAATATTATATTTGCTGGTCCTGCAAGTGGAAGCAATGCTACTCCATCGTTTAGGGCTCTCATCGGCAGCGATCTTCCTGATGCCACTTCCAGCACGAAGGGCGCAGTGATTGCTGGCGCTGGTCTTGCAATGGCTGGTTCCACTCTGAACCATAGTAACACTGTGGCAAGTGGCGTCTATTACAAGGTGCAAGTGGACGGCCAAGGGCATGTCAGTTCTGGAGCTGCGTCATTGGCAGTGGAGGATATTCCTTCCTTGGATGCGAGCAAGATTACCACTGGCACATTTGGCAATGCCTTGATTGGTGCTGATGCCGTGTTTGGACCAAATCTTGGTAACTATTCCACCACTCAGTTTGGCGAAACGCTTCCTGTTGCAGATTTTATTGGACAAAATTTCTTCAATCCCCTGTCCAAAGATCTCTACTTATGGGATGGCAACGTTTGGAACCCCGTGGGGATTAGCGTTGGCGAAATTGTTTTTGCTGGCACCTACAACGCAAGTGGCAATACTATTGCTTCTGTCACTGGAGAAGGCACTGCTATTGGGCTGTCCGTTGGGCAGCCACTTCCCGCCCCATCAATTACTTTCAACAAATATTACGTTGTAGTGGCAAGTGGTGGCACTGGTACGTCGCCAGCGCCCACTGACCCCCTGCAGCCGCCAGATATTATTCTTTGCAACGGTAGTGCTTGGGTTCACATTGACGTTAGTTCCACTTACGTGGCGCAAAGTGCCTCGCAAGTTTCCTTCACCCCTGGTGGAACTATAGGAGCCAGTAATGTACAAGCCGCTCTTGAGGAAGTTAATAACGAATGTCGCAATCTTAACAATGTGGCAAGTGGTATTCTCAGTCCTGCTTATGGTGGCACAGGATTTGCTTCTTACACGAAGGGCGACTTGCTTGCAGCTTCTGGCACTGCTGGATTTGCCAAGCTGACTGTTGGCTCAAATGGCCGAGTGCTTACTGCCAATTCTGCCACCACCACTGGATTGGAATGGCTGGTGCCAGCAAGCGGCACTGTTCTAAGCGTGCATGCCACAGCACCATTGTCTGTAGCTAGTGGCACCACCACTCCTCATATTACGATCAGCGGGGCCACTACTAGCGCTGTTGGAGTGGTGCAACTGAGCGATAGCACCTCCACTACAAGCTCTGTACTAGCTGCCACTCCCACGGCAGTGAAGAGCGCCTATGACCTGGCCAATGCAGCATTGCCAAAAGCTGGAGGCACGCTCACTGGCAGCTTGGAGCTTGGCACGAACGTTACCATTATTTTTGAAGGCACAAGTAATGATGCGTTTGAAACCACGTTAACCGTTGCTAATCCTACTGCCGACAATACTATTACATTGCCAAACGTCTCTGGCACTGTCATTACAAATGGAGACACTGGCACTGTCACCAATGCAATGCTTGCTGGCAGTATTGCTGATACGAAGCTTTCCACCATCTCCACGGCTGGTAAAGTGAGCAATAGTGCCACCACTGCTACTAGCGCCAACACTGTTAATGCGATTGTCGCACGAGATGCAAGTGGTAATTTCTCGGCTGGAACCATTAATGCCACCATTGATGACGGCACATATTGACGCAAGATAATTAGACTGATTAAGAAATTAGTCTCGGCTGTAAAGCGTTAAGAGACAGTCTTAATCATGACTCTTAAGCATCTTCGTTCGTCCACTGTCGATAAGCGTCCTCAAGCTTCTGGCATGGCAGATGGCCAATTGGCCATCAACACGGCAAGTGGCAGTCCTGGCCTGTTTTTTAAGGACGCTGCTGGCAATGTAGTAAAGATTGGTCCCGTTCATGTGGGAAGTGGAGCGCCTAATGTGTCGCCAGCGAGTGGTGGCACTTCTGGCAATTCAATTGGCGAGCAATGGCTGGACAATAGTGGTGGCACCCATGTGTTTAAGGTGTGGGATGGAAGTGCATGGCGCAGTGAAAGTGGAGAATTTGTAAACGTTACTGGCGATACGATGACTGGCTCCCTGACGATGGGACCAGCAGCCACTTTGATTTTTGAAGGCAGTGTTGACGATGGTTTTGAGACTGTTCTAACTGTTGTAAATCCTACTGCTGATCAGACAATTACTTTGCCCAATATTACTGGCACAGTTGTAACTACTGGCGATACTGGCACTGTTACCAGCACAATGATTGCTGATAGTACCATTGTCAATGCCGATGTAAATCCATCAGCAGCAATTGCTGGCACAAAGATTAGCCCTGATTTTGGCAGCCAGAATCGTACTTCCACTGGCACCAGTACCGCCGCTAGCTTTATTCCTACCAGCAGCGGAGTGCCAACAAATGGTCTCTATCTTAGCGCCGCTAATACAGTGGCGCTGGCAACAAATAGCTCTGGCAAGTTATTTATTGATTCCAACGGGCGAGTGGGAATTGGCGAAAATAATCCTCTTGATGACCTGCACATTGCTTCTACAACTCCTGCGATCGTTTTTGACGAAACAGATGCTGGCACTGATGAAAAACATTGGCGTATCCGCGCAGAAGGTAGTATTCTTCGTTTTGAGGGCGTCAATGATGCGTTTGACAGTGCCAGTTCATGGCTAAGCGTCACTCGCTCTACTGGTGCTCGCACTGCTGACAATATTGCATTTAACACTGGTACTGTTGAAAGGCTGCGAATTGATTCTATTGGCAGAATATTAATCGGATCTCAAGGCGTTTCGTATGCAACGCCAGTTTCGACGTCGGCATTTCCACTTGTACAAACACATGTGGTAGGCTCAGCACAAGCTCAACACGTCATTGCAAACTGGGGCGCTGGTACTGACGTTGGCCCAAGTCTTTCTCTCTGTCGCGCCGACAGTGGCGCTATTGGCACCTACACTCCAGCGATTGGATCGGCTGACGTTCTGGGTAACATTCGTTTTAACGGCAGTGATGGGATTAAGTTTATTGAAGGTGTCAAGATTTCAGCAGTGGCTGATGGCACTTGGGCCACTGACAGTGGCCCTACAAGCCTGCGTTTTTCCACCACTCCCAGCGGTACTGCTGTAGTAGAGCGCTTGCGTGTCACTGCATCTGGTCTCGTGGGGATTGGCACAAATCTTGGCACTTGGACTCCTGGTGCAACGCTGGATGTGCGCTCTGGAAGTGATAATACTGCTATTGAAGAAATTGCAGCATTTGCACGTCCTGATGGAGCGGTGCGTGCATCCATCAATAAAGGCGTTGTTTCTGGTAATGGCATTTCCTTTGGCACTACCACTA